CTTGACGAGTTCCAGCCGGTGGATGACGAGCCGCCCCGGCTCGACGAGAAAGCGCCGGTAACGTGCCCGAAGTGCGGCCATGAGTTCACGCCCTGACCTGAAACTCGCGTGGTGTTCGCACAAGGCGGTGAAGTACGCTGTCGAGCATTGGCATTATTCCAGACGGATGCCGCGATTCAAGCTCGTATCGATCGGCGCTTGGGAAGACGGCCAATTTGTCGGTGCGGTGATCTTTGGTCAGGGGGCAACGCCAGAGATCGGGAAACCCTTTGGCATGTCGCGCCTCGAAGTGTGCGAATTGGTGCGCGTTGCCCTTCGGGACCGGAAGACGCCGACAAGCCGCATTGTTGCGATTGCCCTGCGGATGTTGCACCGACACTGCCCCCAGACACGGCTCGTCGTATCATTCGCCGATTCGGCCCAGGGCCACATCGGGACGATCTACCAAGCGGGCGGATGGGTCTATGTTGGCTCGTACACGCATCATGCCTACCTCGTGGGTGGCGTCATTGTACATCCGAAGACATTGCATTCACGGTATGGCATTGGTGGACAGTCTATCCCGTGGCTTCGTAAGCATATCGACCCGGTAGCCAGTCGGATCAATGTGCCGCCGAAATACAAGTATGTGATGGCATTCGATCAGGCCGGGCAGGACGTGATTACACCACTAGGAAAGCCGTATCCCAAACGCGCCGGAAGTGATACCGGCGACACGCCGGCCGTCCAGGCCGGAGAGGGCGGATCGACACCGACCCCGGCGCTTACGACATGAAGGGAAGAAAGCCAATACCGTCGAAGATCAAGGCGCTGCGGGGCCACCCGGACAAACGGCCCCATGCGGCGAAGGGTGAGCCTGCGCCGCCACCGGGCCTGCCGGACTGCCCGAATCACCTGTCGCTTGAGGCGAAGGGCGAATGGGCGAGGATCACTGACGAATTGGCCGCCTGTGGCCTGTTGACGAGGATCGATCGGGCGGCTCTGGCCGCATACTGCCAAGCGTGGGGGCGGTGGGTTCAGGCCGAGCAGGAATTGAAGAAAACCAGCCTCGTAGTCAAGACCACTGCGGGCAACGTCATTCAGAACCCCTATCTGTCCATCGCAAATAAAGCGATCGAGATCATGTACAGGTTGCTGGCTGAATTCGGCATGACGCCGTCGGCGAGGTCGCGGATCAAGATCGATGGGCCGCAGCACGAGGATAAGCTGGAAAAACTGTTGCGGGTCCATAAGGGAGCATAATGGCCGCCAAGAAGCGCGGACCATCGGCGGTGTCAAAGCGGGCGATCCGCAGCGGGATCGATGAGCGGGCGATTGCGGAGGGCTGTTATTTCGACCTGCCGGCGGCGCACCATGTGCGGGAGTTCTTCCGGGAGTTCCTATGTCATAGCAAGGGAGAGTGGGCCGGCCAGCCGTTTCTCCTTCTGCCGTGGCAGTGGGATGATGTCGTCAAGCCGCTCTTCGGCTGGAAGCGGCGGGACGGCAGCAGGCGGTATCGCAAGGCTTATATCGAGATCGCCAAAAAATCCGGGAAGGCGCTCGCGTTGGACACACCGCTTCCGACGCCCGATGGGTGGACGGCAATGGGTGATATCGACGTCGGGGCAACGCTATTCGACGAGAATGGCGAGACCTGCACAGTAGTTGCGGCAACGTCTGTTATGTTGGGCCGCCCATGCCACCGCGTGCATTTCTCGGACGATACGGAGATCATCGCCGATGCAGACCACGAATGGCAAACCCGCAGTCTGGCCAAGCACTACAAGATGGGCGTAAGGACGACCGCCGAGATCGCCGCGACGATTAGCACTCGCACCGATGGTGCCCGAAATCATTCAGTGCCAGTCGCTGGGCCATTACAGCAGCCGAATCGCGAGTTGCCAATCCATCCATACGTGCTGGGGATATGGCTTGGCGACGGCCATTCGACTAGCGGCCGCATTACCTGCGGATACGAAGATCTCGCGATTATCGACGAGATACGCAATTGCGGCGAAACCGTCGAAGAGCGCCCGACGAAGAATGATGGATCAGGCTGTTTTATTATTGGTCGCACTTGTTCGCCAAAGACATCGTTTCAGGCGCGGCTGCGACAGATAGGCGTCTTCAATAATAAGCATATCCCGGTCGAATACTTGCGGGCCTCAATTCCCCAGCGAGTCGCTCTGCTGCAGGGGCTGATGGACTCGGACGGCTACGCGGGCGCACGCGGCCAATGCGAGTTCACTACAACCAAGGAAACATTGCGCGATGGGATGCTTGAGTTATTGCGCGGCCTGGGCCACAAGCCAATGCTGGGATCTGGTCGGGCGACTATATACGGCAAGGACTGTGGCCCAAAATATCGCGTTCGCTTCCACGCCACGAGACGACAACGAGCCTTTCGGCTTGAGCGTAAATGGCGGCGGCAGTTGCCGTCCCCCGACCGGAGCCGCCGGTGCATGATGCGGCAGATCGTGAGCGCGGACGCGATTGAAAGCGTCCCTGTCCGCTGCATAGAGGTCGATTCCCCATCCCGGTTATATCTTGCCGGGCCAGGCATGGTGCCAACGCATAACAGCACCCTATGTGCGGGCCTGAGCCTGTATCTGTTGATTGCAGACGGGGAGATCGGGGCCGAAGTCTATTCCGCCGCGGCTGACCGGGAGCAAGCGGGTATCGTCTTCCGCGAAGCGGCTACGATGGTGCGGGCGTCGCGGGAGTTGGCGGATCACGTTGAGGTCATCGACAGCCGCAAGCGAATCACGTTTCAGCGGACGGGATCGTACTTGCAGGCGCTGAGCCGCGAGAGCGGGTCGAACGAAGGCCTGAACATCCATGGCCTGATTTTCGACGAACTGCACGCGCAAAAGACACGGGATTTGTGGGACGCGCTGACCTACGGGGGGGCAGCGCGTCGCCAGCCGCTCGCCATCGCCATTACCACGGCGGGATTCGACCGGCATTCGATTTGTTACGAACAACGGGAATATGCGCTTCAGGTTTTGGACGGGCGGATACCCGACTGGACTTTCTTTCCCTATGTTTGCGCAGCGGACGAGGGCGACGATTGGACCGCCCCGCAGACCTGGGCGAAGGCGAATCCGAGCCTAGGGGTTACGGTCAAGGAGGGGGAACTTGCGGAGGCGTGCGCCGAGGCGCAAGCGTCGCCGCTGAAAGAGAATTCGTTCAAGCGGTACAGACTCAATATCTGGACCGAACAGGACGTGCGATTCTTGCAAATGAATGAATGGGATGCCTGTGGGAGCGCGGTTGATCCGGAAGCATTACGAGGGCGGCCCTGTTACGCGGGCCTGGACCTGGCGAGTACGCGCGACCTGAATGCCTTTGTCTTGTTCTTCCCGGACGACGGAAACGCCGTGCTGCCCTACTTCTGGATACCACAGGACACGGCCCGCGAGCGGGAGCGCAGGGATAAAGCCCCGTACTTGACGTGGGCCAAAGAGGGTCTGATTGAGCTGACGCCGGGCAATGTCGCGGATTACGACCGTATTCGGGCGCGGGTCAACGAGATTGAGGAGCAGTACGATATTCAAGAGATCGCGATCGATCGCTGGAACTCGCTTCAATTGCAAACGCAGCTCGATGACGATGGATTCACCGTTGTCCCCTTCGGTCAGGGCATGGTTTCGATGTCAGCCCCGACGAAGGAATTGGAGAGGCTGATACTCGCCCGTCAACTCGCCCACGGGGGGCACCCGGTCTTGCGGTGGATGGCGGGTAATATCAGCGTGAAAGAAGACGCGGCTGGCAATATCAAGCCGGACAAGGATAAGTCAACGGAAAAAATCGATGGAATCGTCGCGCTTATCATGGCGATTGGCCGGGCGATGGTGCGCAAGGAAGGTAGCGACAACGTATACGATGAGCGGGGGCTGCTGTCGGTAGGATGACATGAAAGCGAAGCTCAAACGACTGGGGCGGCGGCTCTCGCAGATACCGGCGGTCAGCGCGGTCGCCCTGCTTGGCATACTGCTGATCGGGGCCGGGGTGTGGCTCATGTCGCCGGCGTGGTCGCTTATCGTCGTCGGGGGCCTTTGCTGGCTGGATAGTGCTTTCGGTCCGAGGAAATGAGGGAAACGAGGGAATAAATGGGCCTTTTGGCCGCAATCATAGACCCGAAAGCCGAATTTCGCAGCGGGTTCGCCAATCCCGCGCAGTGGCTTATCGACGCGCTGGGCGCCGGTCCGTCGGCGTCCGGCATATCGGTCACGGAAGCGAACGCCCTGAAGTTCTCGGCCGTTTACGCATCGCATCGAATCATCGGCGAAACTGTCGGGAGCCTGCCGTTCCTGGTTTACAAGCGGGGTGATGATGATGGTCGCCACCGTGCGCCGGAGCACTCAGTATACAAGGTCCTCCACGATCAGGCGAACCCTCATATGACGGCTATGGTCTTTCGCGAGACGTTGCAGGGGCACATTCTGGGATGGGGCAACGGGTATGCGGAGATCGCGCGGGATGGCAGCGGGAACGTGCGCGAGTTATGGCCGCTGGACCCCAGCCGGATCGGACCGGTGCTGGCCAGCGATGGCTCGCTCGAATACGTCTACAAGTATCAGAATGGGCAGAATGCGAAACACATCCCCGCCAAAGACGTTCTGCACATTCCGGGTCTCGGTTTTGATGGCTACATAGGCTATTCACCAATCCGCATGGCCCGCGAGGCCATCGGTCTCGGCCTGGCGGCGGAGCGGCACGGGGCGACGTTCTTCGCGAATGACAGTCGGCCGGGCGGCGTATTGGAGCATCCGGGCGTAGTTGAGCAGGAGGCGCATGATCGACTGAAAGCCTCATGGGAGACGCTGCACAGCCGGGGCAGCGCCCATCGCATTGCTATACTTGAACAAGGCATGAAGTGGCAGGCGACGGCGATTCCGAACGAAGACGCCCAGTGGCTGGAGAGCCGGGCGTTCCAGGTTCGCGAGATCGCCCGTATATACCGAATTCCGCCGCACCTACTGGCGGACCTCGACCGCGCGACGTTCTGTATGCCCGCCGACACGGAAGTGCTGACGACGGGTGGTCCCGTCTCGATTGCTGACGTGAATGCGGGCGATGTCGTGTGTAGCTTCGACGAGACGGGCCAACAGCGACAGGCCACGGTATTACGCTCAGAATGCACCGGCGAAGACGAGATATTGTGCATTCGCACGACCAATCGTAGCGTCAGGATGAATGCCCGCCACAGGGTGGCTATAAGGGCGAAGTCGCCGACTCCGCGACCGGGCGCGGGTGGGTATCAGTGCGTGACGTGGGAAACAGTCTGGCGACGGGCTGGCGAATTGAAAGTCGGCGACGTACTGATTGCAGCGGACGGCATCGAGAGTGCGGGGCTGGAGCGGTGCCCGACGCGGGACGTGACCGAAGGCTTTGCGGAGTTCTGTGGCCTGCTGCTCGGCGACGGGAACATCAACAAGAATCACGGCGTCACGATTGCGCGTGCCGCTACGGCGCAGTATATGGACCATTACCGCGATGTAATGGCCGCCGAGTTTGTCTCTTACGACGGCGGCAACGGGCGAGAAGTACTGACCAAGACGCGGCCCGTGCATATCGGCGAGAGCGACCGGCAGACGCGGTTCTCGTCAGTGCTCGCTGCAAACGAGTTGACGGAACTAGGACTGGCCGGCACGGCACACACCAAATCGGTCCCCGGATGGGTATTTAAGCTCACGGACAAACTGCGGCTGGCGTTCCTTCGCGGCTTCCTCGATGCGGATGGTTCCGTTGACAAGAAAGGGCGGATTTCGTATTCGTCGTGCAACGAGAAGATGCTGTCACAGATTCGGCACTTGTGCATTGCCGTTGGTGTTCCGGTGACGAACATGCGATGCCAGGAAGGCGTGACGACGCTACCTAATGGCAGACAGATCGCATTCCGTCAGTATGCGTTCACGTGCTCCGACCCCGGCGCGAATCGCCGGATCGGGTCGAATGATCCCCGGTATGTCGCGCGAATGATGGCGGGCAAGCCAATCAATCGCAAGGGCCGCAAATACCCGCGGTATGGCGGCAAAGGCTTTGACGCGCCCGGCATGGCCCTATCGCGCATTACGAGTATCGACCACGATCCCGTGGAAAAAGTCTACGACCTGGAAGTGGACGGCACGCACTGCTTTATTGCCAACGGGGTCGTCGTCCACAACAGCAACATCGAAGCCCAGGGTATCGAGTTCGTGACCCACTGCATCCGGCCATGGCTCGTGCGCTGGGAGCAGGAGTGCAACCGCAAGCTGCTGGCTAACGCGCCGGGTTATTTTTGTGAACATGTCGTCGACGGCCTGCTTCGCGGCGATACGGCCAGCCGGTATAGCGCCTATGCGGTTGGCCGACAGTGGGGTTGGCTGAGCACCAACGAGATCCGCCGGCGAGAGAACATGAACCCGATCGACGGGGGCGACGAGTACCTGGTGCCCATGAATATGACCCCGGCGGCTAAGCGGGCGATCATCGCGGCGCACCGGCCGCTCTTGACAGATATTTGCGGGCGCATCCTGCGGCGCGAGGCGGGGGCGATCGAGTCAGCCTTGCGCCGCGAGGCGACGTGGAAGACCGAGATAGAGGCCTTCTATAGCGAGCATAGGCAGTTCATCGTCCGGGCGATTGCACCGGCGATAACGGCGTGCTTGGGCGCATTGCCGGCCACGGTGCGGGGCGATCGAAGCGCGGGTGATTACGCTTGGGGTTTTGCGGAAACGCGAGTGCGCCGCGCGATGGCGAAGGCGGCCGATCTCGTTGGCGCGCAACAGACCGCCAGAGAATGTCGCGGCGGCGCGGCGGCGGCGTGGGCGGACGAGATATTAACCGAACTGATCGGAGGAGAAAATACCGATGGCTGACAAGAAGGAACAAAACACAGAGCGGCGGGTGGTGGCCGTCGATGACGCCGAATTGCGAATCGAGCCGGATGGCGATGGGCCGGGCAATATGACTGGCTACGCCGCTCGATTCAACAAGTGGAGCGTTGATCTCGGTGGCTTCGTGGAGCGGATTAAGCCGGGGGCGTTCGAGGATGCGATCGAGGGCGACGATATCCGGTCGCTCAAAAATCACGACTCGAACCTGCTGCTTGGCCGCGTCAGCGCCGGGACGCTTGAACTTGAAGAGAATAAGACGGGCCTGCGGTTCAAGAACCCGCTGCCAAATACGACCGCCGGGCGCGATGTCGCGGAGGAAATCCGCCGGGGCGATCTGAGCGGATGCAGTTTCAGCTTCATCGTGGCCGATGATGGCGACGAGTGGGCGGAAAAGGACGGCGTTGTTAAGCGGACAATCCACAAGTTCAAGCGAATCTTCGATGTTGGTCCCGTGACGTTCCCGGCCTATCCAGACACGAGCGTCGCGGTGCGCAGTTTGGAGGAGTTCCGCGCCGCGGAGGCGGCGGGCGAGGTCCCCGATGAACCGGCGGCCGAGCGGAAGGAAAACGAGACGCCGCCAGAGACGCCGACGACTGAGGCGCTTCAAGCATCTCTTGACGCCGCGAAGGCGCGCGAACTGAAGCGTGAGGTGGAAAACGACATTATGCGGCAGATGCCGCTTCAGGTTGCAGTGGACGTTGCAGTGGATAAAGAGGAGTAGGCCGCCGGGCGGCGCCGGGCCGAAGTCCGGTAGTCGCATGGTTGGCAACCGGGGAGTGCGACGGGGCGAACTCCGTTGGCCATACCCGCACGTTCGGACCGTAGATGCGGCCCGTCTTACACGCGGCGGTCCGAGAGGATTGTCGTGAGGGATAAGTTTTTTGACGGAGGAATACACATGGACGAATTGGATAAACTCAGGCAGCGGCGCGACGCGACGCTCAAGGCCGCGCAGGAAATTGTTGACGTGGCCAAAGACGAGGGGCGAAAGGTTACGCCGGAGGAGGGCGCGAAGTTTGACGCTCTGATGGTGGAGTACAACGATCTCGACGCCGATATTGGGCGGAGAGAGCAGATTAAGGTCGCCGAGGACCGGTTGAAAAAGGTCACCCGGCAGATCGAGCCGGAGCCGATCGCCAAGCCCATAGGGACCGGCAGTCGGATCGAAGTCATGCCGCCCGGGTATGACATCAAGCTGCGGGCGTTCACCGGCCCCGGCGCCCACGAGCGGGCCTATCGCGCCGGCATGTGGTGCCGGGCGATGATCTTCGGTGACGGCCGCGCGAAAGACTGGTGCCGAGAGCACGGGCCGGAAATGCGCGTTATGACCGAGGGCGTCAATACCGCCGGCGGTTTCCTGGTCCCGACGGAGATGGAAAACGCGATCATCAAGCTTCGCGAGGAATACGGCCTGGCCCGTCGCGTGTGCAAAATCCGCCGCATGGCCTCGGATACCGAAGTCATTCCCCGGCGCAGCGCCGGCGTGACGAGCTACTTCATTGGGGAGAACACCGCGATCACTCCGAGCGATGTCTCCTATAATCAGGTGCAGCTTACGGCCAAGAAGCTCGCTACGGGGACTCGCATATCCAGCGATTTGACGGAAGACGCCGTCGTCAACGTGGCCGAGGACGTCGCCGAGGAGGCGGGCTACGCATTCGCCGTGAAGGAGGATCAGTGTCTTATCGACGGCGACGGCACGAGTGATTACGGCGGTATGGTCGGCTTCCGCACGAAGATGGTTGACGGTAACCACGCGGCCAGCTATATCACCGCGACCGCCGGTGACGACCAGTTCACTGAACTGCTGCTCGCCGACATTATCTCCGTGATCGGCAAGTTGCCGCAGTACGCGCAAGCGAACGCCGCATGGTACTGCTCGCAATACGCCTGGGGCGCGGGCTTCCTGCGCCTGTTGGGCGCCGTGGGCGGCAACACGATTCAAGCGCTGACAGCGGGTGCGGCTAAAGAATTCATGGGTTACCCCGTGGAGCTTTCTCCCGCGATGCCGTCGGCGACCACGGCGTATAACCTGACGCCCATGTTGGCGTTCGGGGACATGAGCAAGGCGGCGACGCTGGGCGACCGGCGCGGAATCACCGTCAAGGTCGACGATAGCATATATGCGGATTACGATCAGCTCTATGTTCGGGTTACAGAGCGGATTGACATCGTCGTTCATGACATCGGGGATGCTTCCAGTGCGGGGCCGCTCGTCGGCCTCGTTGGCCAGACCTAATAGGAGGAGGGCATATATAATGCTTCCACAAGGTAAACAGGTGATTTGCATCGCGCAGGCCTCGACGACTAACGCCGCTACGGCGACGGGGAACGTCGACACGCTTGGCTACGATTTTCTGACGCTCGATGTCATTATGTCGACATCGGACGACACTACCAATAACCCCACCGTGTTCAAGCTGGCGGAGTCGGACGATACGGTCGTCACGAACTTTGCGGATATCACGGCGTTTGTCGGCGACGGCACCGGTGGCTGGACTATTCCCGCCGCGGTCACGTCCGGCGACTGGGGCGTGAAGTTCAACGTGGACCTCAAGGGGCGAAAGCGCTACCTGAAGCTGTCGGTCAGCCCGCTGACCACGCAGGTCATCACGGCGATCGGGAATCTGTATCGGGGCGACGAGGCGCCGGTGAACACGACTGCTGCTGATGTCAAGGCCCTGATCGAGGGGTAAGCGGGGAGTAGGAGGAGGAAGGGGCCGGCCGGCTTCCTTTCCGTTCAGGTTCGGCTCCCGCCTTCGGGCGGGGGTCGGCCTGGATGGAGGGAGCACCTCTATTGTGAAACAGGAAAGGGAGCACGATGACGGAAGGGACGACGCTGCACTGTCTCGCGGCGATGATGAATGCCGTCGGGTTTGACGACATCAAGATCTGGAAGCTGACCGAGCGGCCCGCCGACAACACCGAATGCCGGGGCTTCGCCTACGAAAGGAAGGCGATCAATGGCTGATCCGGTCAAGCTCAATCTCGGCGGCGGCGGCGTCGATCTGCCGGGCTATACGAATATCGACCGCTCTGCCGGCGGCGAGGCGTACCCGCTCAAGGATTACGCCGACAACAGTGTGGACGAGATCAGGGCCTCGCATTTGCTGGAGCACTTCAGCCACCGCAAGACGCCGGCGGTCCTGGGCGAGTGGGTGCGGGCGCTGAAGCCCGGGGGCGTGCTCAAGATCGCGGTTCCGAACTTCACCTGGATCATTGAGCAATACAATGGCGAGAAGGCCGGCGACTACCCGCTCGAAGGCTACCTGATGGGCGGCCACACGGATAACAACGATTGCCATGGGGCGATATTCAATGAAGAGAAGCTTGGGCAGTTGATGGCGCAGGCGGGCTTGACGGATATAAGGCCGTGGGCGGCGGACGCCCGGGATTGCTCGGCCCTGCCGGTATCGTTGAATCTCCAAGGCGCAAAGGCGACCTCGTCCGTTACGCCGGCGGTCGGCGCATCGGTCGGCGCATCGGTCGTATCGCCCTTGCCGATGAAGGTCATTGCCGCGATGTCCGTGCCGCGACTGGGCTTCATGGACAATTTCTTCTGCGCGTTCGCGGCCTTGCTGCCGTTAAAGATTGAGTTGCTCAAGCATTCGGGCGCATTCTGGGGACAGTGTCTGGAACGGTGCATGGGCCAGGCGATCAACCAGGGCGCGGAGGCGATACTCGCCATAGATTATGACACGGTGTTCACGAAACGCGACGTGGAGACGCTCGTGCGTCTCCTGGCCGATCACCCGGAGGCGGACGCGATAGCATCAGTCCAGGCGAGTCGAACGCGGGGCATGCCGATGATGACGGTGCACGGGCTGGACGGCAGGAGCATCCAGCGGGTGGATGCCGACGTATTCAAGCCGGACTTATATCAGATTCACACGGCGCATTTCGGTCTGACGGTGATTCGCGTCTCGTCGCTCAAAGATATGCCGCACCCGTGGTTTTGGTCGAAGCCCGCGCCGGATGGTTCGTGGGGCGATGATCGAACGGATGACGACATCTATTTCTGGCGGCAGTGGGAGAAAGCGGGTAAGGCGCTGTATCTCGCGAATCGGGTGCCGATCGGTCACGCGGAGATGATGGTGATTTGGCCGGACCAGAACTTCGGCGTCATCTACCAGCATCCGAGCGAATTCTATGAGAAAGGGAAGCCGGCGGAGGCGTGGAGGTAGGGGTCTCCACAAAGCTCCCTGCCGGCAGGCAGATTTCACGAAGGGGACGATTTATACAATTATGGATTCGCAGCGTTAATGTACTTCCTGAAAGGAATGCCTCATGGACAACGAAACGAAGTGGACGACGCCGATGCCATTGGTATCGGTGGAAAGAGATGGCAGCCAGGTTACGTTTGTGTTTGACGACCTGTACGGCTGCCGGGAGTTTGGGTTTGTTTGTCGCAAAGACGCCAACGGCTTCCATGTTCAGTACGATTGTGAGCCCACAGAGGAGGCGTCCATCGCCGCAGAAGGGTGAGTCCGCAGAGAAACACGGCGCCGGCGGCCTTGATGCGGACCTGCCCGGCGTGCGGCTATACGTAGCGCGGAGCATGTGTAAGCCGGGCGGCGGCATGGTGAAACTGTGACCGAAAGGAATGCAAAGGAAAGCAGGCGATGAGAATCAAACTGAAACAGGCGTGGGGCGAGTACTCGGTCGGGACGATCCTTGAGCCGCATCCCGGCCTTGCGAAGAAGCTGATCGACGCGAAGATCGCGATGGAGGTCAGGGGGCCGAAGGTCAAGATCGCGCGGTCGCCGGGCGAGCAGGAGACGGGCGAGGCGGACCCCGAGGCCGAACGGGCGGTGACGCCCCCGGCCAAGCCGAAGCGAAAACGCAGGGGGGCCAAGGCGAAGGCCAAGGACCGCGAAGGAGACATAACGAATGGCGACTGAGGAAATCCAAGAGGGGCCGACGACCACCCTTCGTGTAAGCGAAACGGCTATCGCCGTGGTCGCGGGTGCGGCCGCCGACATCATAGAGTTCATTATCCCACCCGGTTCGACGCACATGGGCGTCCAGATCAAAAACAGCCACGGCGCGACGGCGTTCGACGCCTTCAACATCCTGCGCCAGATGCACCCGGACGGCGCGTGGGAGACCATAGCCGACGCGGCGGGCGATTACACGACCCCGCAATCCCCGATCATCGAGGCGAGCGCAAGCCCCGTAACCCTAGCGGCGGGGGCGAGCGTGTATCTGCGGATCGAAGTCAAGGGCATGTGGGCGATCAAGTTTCAGGCGAGCGGGAATGGCGGCGTCTCGGAGGCCGAAGTCTACGCGACGATAAGGTAATTGAGGGGAAATCATGGCGACACGATATACACAGAGCGAAATAAGTCCCGTAGACCATCCGGCTTTCACCTATTTCTCGGCCAAGGTCGATGTCGCGGCGGGAGCAACAGAAACGCTCAAGGCCAACGCGGCGGCGGGCGTCGAAGTGTGGCTTTATGGCTATTCCTTCCATGCGGGCGTAGCGGCTGGAACCTACGTTTTGCTCAGCGATACAACCCCCTTGACAGGGGCGAAGCCCGTAGGCGTCAACGGCGGGGGCAACCGCGATCGCGGATATCTCGATGGGCCCATCCTCAAGTGCGCCGCTGCGGAGGCTTTGAAAATGACCACGGTAGGCTGCGCCATTGATGGTGAGATCAACGGGTACCTTGTAGACACAAGCCTGCTGTAAGGAGCTGGAGGATGGCTACGCGAGCGATAAGTGTGAGAAAAGATGAGGGCCTGCCGACCGTGGACCGTGAGAGGGCGGGCGGGCACATTAAGTACCTCTGCGTCGACGCCGTTGCAGGCGACGCCGTGCAGGTGGACGTGCTGGTGAACGGCGCAAAGGTGGAGAGCCTCGGTCCATGGGTCGCTTCGGTGAAGCCCGGACGGAAGGCCGTTGTGCAGGTGCGGATGGTGGTGGATGACAACCATCCGTTGGATGCGCTTGAGGCGTCGCCGGAGGAGAAGCTGATTCATGGCTGACAGATTCCTCATCCCGGCTGGCGGAGTCTGGGCCGATGCCAACTCAGATATCTGGGCCGCGTCCAGCGGCGGCGCAGCCGACGAGGGCGGGCTCGTTGCCGATACTGACGTGGCGGTGCTGGATTCTGAGTCGGGCGACCTGGAAATTGCTCTTGGCGCGACCGTCGCGTGCGTTGGGATGAGAATGACAGGCTACACGGGGCAGGTGGTTTTTAATAACAGCCTGCTCGACATCAACGGTCGCGTGGTCGATTTTGGCGGTGAAGGGACGATAATCCAAGACGGAGGCGGTACTATTGCGATTGGTGGTGCGGGGCACCTGAACCACACATTTTGCGATGGGGCCGGGTTTACTGATCCAGGCGTACTTATCATCTTCGACGCCGTCGGCGGCGAGGACAACCCGACGCTTTCGCCCTCGACCTCGGACTTCCCCACCCTGCCCGCCCTCACGATCGACAACGCCGTGAACAGCTTCATCGTGGGCGCAAGCAGCAGCGGCCTGCGGGTCGGCGGCGACCTCACCTTCACCACCGGCGGCAAGTTCGACACGACCACGAACGCCGTGAGCACCACGCACTCCGGCACGTCGGCGCTTGCTTGGAACGACGAGACAAGTCGGCTTTACCACTACATACTGGGCGAAGGGGCTGTAATTACCTTGCAGGCCCGTTCTTGGTTCTCGGCCTTCACACGGGGGGCGAGTGGAACGCTGACGGGCTTCCACGAGATTATGCTAGTTTTGGAGGGCGATGATAAATGGGTCGAAGGCGATGCTGAGATCAGCGTATCCGCCGTCAATTTTTTGGCGGACGTAGCCGGCGCGACACGAGAAATTGGGGCGATTGCGCTACCCGATGTAACAGGTGAGGTTCGTGTGGGGAGACAACGCTACCTTCGTCTTGTACAGACAGGCGATTGGCTGATCGGGCCAACGTTGCGGATTCAGGACTATATAAACGGTCAACATGCTCAACTCGACTGCAAGCGGTCGGATCTGAGGGTTGATGGAGATATTGAGCTAGGCCGCCCCGCCGTGGATAAGGGCGGCGGGTTCCTGCTCTGCGGCGAGGGCGTCATGGACTGGCGGGGGGACGTGAAGATCGCGACCGACAGCAACGCCGGGGCCGATGACCAGAACAAGATCGAGACGGAAAGCGCCTACATCGCCTTGGGCGGCGCCCTCGACGCAACGGGCATCCTGCTGACCGGCACGGGTGCGGCGCACGTCATGGGCGGAACGGTGCAGAACACGGCCGACAAGGGCGTGACGGGGGCGATCCACTGCCACGGGACGACAGACGGCGGCAACAACGACGCCAACGTGACCTTCGATGAGCACGCGTCGCCGGGGTCGCTGGCGGCGATGGGGGTGGGAGTATAAGCCATGTCGCTTAGCGATCGGGAGAACTGCGGGCCGGACACGGCGGAACAGGGGGTGACCTAAATGGCGGCGGAGAGCGCGCCGGTCACGACCAGCGAGGCCAAAGACTGGCTGCGCCTCGATATCGCCGACGACGATACGATGATCGGCGGCCTCCTGCTGGCGGCGACACATTACGCCGAGACCTTCACCGGGCGCACATTGGTGACGGCCACGAAATATCATTACCTGACGGGGTGGGAGTATCCGATCGAATTACCGGAATTTCCGCTCGTGTCGGTCACGTCCATCAAGTACATCGACCCCGACGGTGTGGAGCAGACGCTGGCGGCGGCGCTCTACGACGTGGATACGGTGATCGAGCCGGGGTGTGTCCGCCTCGGTTACGGCGATAGCTGGCCGGCGCTGCGCGGGGACGAGAACGGCATCACGATAACCTACGTCGCGGGCTACGGTGCGGCGGCGGATGTGCCAGACGGGCTGAAGGTGGCGATCAAGATGATGGTCGCCAACTGGTATGAGAATCGGGAGGCCGTCTCGGAAGGCCAGAAACTATCGCCGGTTCCGATGGCGGTTGAAATGTTGCTATGGCAATATAGGCATGTGGAGGCGGGCTGATGCGGGCGGGTAAGCTACGGCATCGCGTGGAGATCCAGAGCAATGCGCCAACGCAGGATAGCTACGGGGAACCCATCGCCTCATGGACTACGAGCGATACTGTTTGGGCCGCGATCGAGCCGCTGGGCGGCCGGGAGTTGCTGCGGGCGCAGGAGATCAACGCGGAGGTCACGACTCGCATTCGGGTCCGGTATCCAGGTGCGCCGGGGGCGAGCACGCTGACGCCGGACGATCGGATCAAGCACGGGGCGCGAATCTTCGAGATCGCGGCGGTCATCAATCCTGAGGAACGGGACCGCGAGCTTGAACTGCTCTGCGTGGAGGCCGTTTGATGGCTGATGGGGTGAGGATTAAACTAGAGGGCGCGGCGGACTTCGAAAAAGCTCTTGACCAGCTTGTGGCCAAGGTCGCCAGGAAGATCGTCACGCAGCCGATCCGCAAAGGCACGAAGACGATCGCCGAAAACGCCAAGGCTCGCACCCCGGTGCGAACAGGCGCAATGAAAAAGGCGATAACCGTCCGGGCATCGAAGACCAAGCGGCGCGGCGAGATATCGTTCAACGTTATCTTCGACACGAAACGATATTCGCGGCTTGTGAGTCATTCAAAGGCCGGCAGGCGGTTTTTCTATCCCGCCGCGATCGAATACGGAACGTCGCGCCAGGCGGCCAAGCCCTTTATGCGGCCCGCATTCGACGCACAGAAGGCCCCGGCGCTGCGCACGATTATGAACGATATTCGGTGCGGCATTGAACAGCAAGCGGGGACCGCGACATGAGCGTTATCGAGGAAGCGGTGCGGAAGATCATGGTGGACGACGCGGGGATCGGGGCCTTGGCCGCGAACCGCATCTATCCGCACATCCTCCCCCAGGACGCGACGCTCCCGGCGATAACATGGCAGCGGATATCGGGCGCCCATCTGGAAGATATGGGCGGAGAAGACCTGCTGGCTCGTCCGCGAATCCAAGTCAACTGCTGGGGCGCGAGTTATTCGGACGCCAGCGACTTGCGGGACGCGGTGCGCACGGCGCTCGTGGATTATACGGGCACAGTGCTGGGCGTGGTCATACGCATCATCTCACTTGAGGATGACGGCGATCTGTTCGAGCCTGCGGTGAGCAGTAAAGAAAAGCGGCGATTCGGGCGGAGGATGGACTTCATGGTCTGGCATGAGGAGTAGTGGGGAATTGACAATTTCCAATTGACGATTTCCGATTGATAGAGGGGCCGTGGACTCCAATCCGCAAATTGTCAATGGTCAACCTGCCTGCCGGCAGGCAGGTTGTAAATAGGAAATCAAAGAATGGCGGATACTGCACAAGGTACGAGGTTCCAGGTGGGCGACGGGGCGACGCCGGAGTTATATACCGATCTGGCGGGCGTCAAGAGCATCAGCGGCCCCAGCTTGGCGAACCCCACGGTCGACGCGACGGGCCTGCTCGATATGGCCCGGCGGAAAATCTCGAAGCAGCTCTGCGAATGCGGGCCGGTCGTCCTGGGCCTGCACTTTGACGCCTGCTCGGCCAACGACCAGGACGCGCTTGTCGATAAAGTCATCGCCGGGAGCGGGGAGAGCAATTACATGGTTTGCTGGTCGAATCTGGACGCGAACAGCATGGCGATCAACAACGTCGATACGGTCAATGATCAACTGGACTTTGTCGCTGCGCACGGGCTCCACACCGGCCAGCCGATTCGCCTGACGACTGACGGCGCATTGCCGACGAGTACGCCGCAGGTTGTTGTCGGGACCACCTACTTCGCGGGCTATACCGACGCGGATTCGATCACAGTTCATTTGACAAACGCGGATGCCGTCGCGGGCGCGAACAAGATCGACTTCACGGCGGCGGGCGCGAGCAATAATAATGTGACGTTCGGGACGAAGTGGGGGTTCGCCGCGCTGGTCCAGGGCGCCACGCCAAGCGGCACGGCGGGCGAGCCGCTGGCCGCCACGCTGAACTTTGAGATATCTGACAGCGTCGTCCTCTAACAGGACGGGCGGCGGCGAGGGAACAACAAAGGAGTTGGAATTATGGCGGACATTGCACAACTTACAACGATTTCATGGAATGGCACGACGATCCCCAGGATCACCTCGTTCAATGGGCCGAGTATGGGGACGCCGATTATCAATGTGCCGGACCTGGATGATACGGCGGTGGAGAAGATTTCCAGCGCCCTGTTCGACGGCGGGCAACTGTCGCTAAGCCTGAACTTTGAGGCGGATAATGCCGTGCACGATGCGATGGTCGACGACAATATTGCGGGCACACCGCGGACCGTCGTCCTGCAATTCCAAAATGGGACGGCCGCGACCAGCGAGTATTCATGCACCGCGTTCTGCACGCAATTCACGCCCAGCGGTAATACGGGCGAACAACTGACGGCTGACGTGACGCTGGATATCACCGGGGCTGTGACCATCACATAACTGGTTCCACGAACCCGCCTGCCGACCAAAACGACCGATGGCGGGCAGGTTGCACGAAAGGATAGCATGATGTCAACTGTTAAATGGACGCCGAAGACGTACCCGGTCGCGGTGATTCTCGTCGGCAAGGACGGTAGCCAAACGGAGTTCCCGCTGTACTACCCACCACAGGCCACCGGATTCACGTTCCGCGTGGCCGTCAATGAGGTGCATTCGATCAAGTACAACTGTTGGGCGCAGGCCAAGCCGATTCGCAAGAGGGGAATGCACGATGCGGGCGCTGCTGAAAGTCCTTAATCCGGCGATCTGGCTGTGGAACTTCTTCAAGTACACGAGCCATCTGGAGTTTCATCGAGTGCATCCGGGGCCCTATGTCCCGTATGACTTCTCGACAGATACGCAATATTTTTGAACACGATTTGAACACGAAGGGAAGCACGATGATACTGACAAAGGAAGCGATACTGACGGCGGACGATCTGAAGGGCGAACGGGTGGAGGTCCCCGAGTGGGGCGGCGATGTGTGGGTGGCGACACTATCCGGTACGGATCGCGAGAAGCTGGAAAAGCGCATTGCCGAGGCGCAGCCTGAAGAACTTGGCATAAGCGGGGTTCTCGCCCATGTGCTCGTCGCCACAATCACGGACGACGACGGCGCGCCGCTGTTCACGGAGGCGGACATACCCCAACTGGCCGGCAAGAGCAGCACGGTCCTCCTCGATCTTATCAAGCGGGCAATGACGCTCAACGGCCTGCTGCCGGCGGACGTCGAGGAGCTGGCAAAAAACTCGCCAGGCGGCCCGAGCGCCGCTTCTACTTCCGTCTAGCGCAGCAGATGGGCTGCACTGTCCGCGAGCTGCTGGCCCGCACCGACTCGCGGGAACTGGCCGAGTGGATGGCGTTCTTCAGGCTGGAAAACGAGGAGGCGGACCAGGATCAGGGGTCAACGGGGGGGCCGGGGGACGAGGCTTTCCCGCAAACCCCCGAGCGGCAGATAAGCATCGCGCACCGATTCAACAAGGCGATCGAGCAGCGAAAGAGACAGTGGTAAATGGCTACAGTCGGAAATCTCGTTGTGAACCTGAAGGCGAAAACCGCCGAGTTCGGCAAAGGCCTGAAGCGTGCGCGCAAGAGCATCAGGACTTTCAAGAAAGCCCTCGATGGCGCGAGCAAGCGGGCCGCCGTATGGAGCCGCAACCTGGTTATGGCGGGGGCCGCGGTGGCCGGCGCGTTCGTAAAGCTGGCAATGGAGCAGGAGAGGGCCGAGATGGCGCTCGACGCCGCGCTCCAATCGACCGGCCAGAACGTCGCCATCCACGGCAAGGCGCTTCGTCAAATGGCGGCCGATATTCAGAAGGTCACGGTGCATGGCGACGAGTTTGTCCTCGGCCTGATGACGGCGGGGATGAACCTGGGGATTACCGCCGACAAGATCGGCGGGGTCACAAAGCAGGCGATAGGTCTGGCGACTGTGCTGAAGATGGATCTGAACACGGCGATGCGCTACATGGTCCTGGCGCAGCAGGGCGAGATGACGATGCTGCGGCGTTACCTGCCCGCGCTGCGCGCGACCGAAGATGCGACCGAGCAATTGGCGATAGTCACGGAGGCGGCGAATAGGGGCTGGGAGCAGGCGCAGGCGGAGACCAAGACGACGCGGGGCGGGCTGCTCCAATTAAAGAATGCTTTGGGCGATGTGGGCGAAACGTTCGGCAAGGCCTTCCTGCCGATGATGCAAAGGGCAATAGGCAGGTTGCGGGCCTTCGCGGGTTGGGCGCAGTCACTATCGAAAGGGCAGATTCGCGCCCTCATCGACGACGCCAAGAAGTTGGGCTTGGTGCTTCTGGGTATCTGGGCCGCGCCTAAATTGGTGGGCGCGATCACTACTTTTATTGGCCTGCTCAAGGCGGCCAAGGGCGCGATGATCGCGTTTAAGGCGTCCACAGTTTTGGCCACGGGCGTCACGGCGGGGCTGGCTGTCGGCCTGGGTCTGATAGCCGCGGGGTACGCCGATATCGCGACGAGGGCGGCCAAGGCGCGCTGGGGCATGTTCCAGATAACGCTGGAAAGCCGGGAAACCGGTAAACTCCTGAGAGAGTTGGGGCGGGCCCAGCGCGAATTGTCCGGGGCGACGAATCTGAATGAACGTGAGGCGGCGCTGAAGCGCGTCATCGCCCTGCGCGAGCGGCTGATAGAGCTGAGCGACGAGGAAATAAGAAAAGGTGAGGAAAAGAAGGCGGCCGCCGAGACAAAAACCTGGTTAGAGGTGCTGGCGACAGCGGGTAGGAGCTTTAAGCCGGGCGGCTCAAGAAAGGCGATAGCTGAGATAAACGCCGTGAAAAAGGCGCAGCTCGAAGAAGCAGAGACGCAGATAGGTACGGCGAGGCGACTCAAGGGGGCAATGCAGGCGGGCGGCAAGAACCAGCCGAAGCTCGGTGACTTGATAAAGTTGCTCAAAGAAATCGAAGAGATTCGGTCGCAAGAAAAAAAGGCGGCCGCAAAGGCCGCGGCGCTGAAGGCCGCGATGGACAAAGCCGGCAAAGGCGGAGCCACGGCGGACAAACAAGACAAGCAACTTAGTCTCGACAGGGAGCGCAATCGCTTACTGAAGCGCGGTCCGGTTTTGGGCTAAGCCCGCCAGAGCAAGCAAGGTTTGACATGCCAACAGTCAAATGGAATCAGCTAGAGGATGCGCAGGCGACGCTAACGGAAACAGGCTGGCAGGCGACACGCAGCGCCATAGTCAAAGATCTGTCCGGCCCCGGACCGAGCCGAGTATTGATCGCCGTCAACTCCCTCGGCGTGCGGATCGGCGAACCACATCCGGTCTTGCCGGGCTGTCGCTTAGCCTCGATAGAGCCCACGCACGAATCGCCCAGCGTGGTTCGCTGCACGCTGAGCTACGCGCCCCGGGCGGATGGCGACGCGACCAACCTGCCTGCGGGGGGGGCCGTGGGCGCGGGCCTGAATTACACTATCGAGTTCGGGGTTTCCCTCCAAGAAAAGGAGACGGCGCTCAACGTTGACGGCGATCTGATGATTGTCAATTATATCGACCAGGACGGCGTTAAGCAGAATCAGGCGGCGATCGTCAGCGTATTGCAACCGTCTCGCACGATAACCATTCACCGGCGCGAAACCACAAACCCGGGAGAAAAATCGCGGCGATACACCGGCACAGTAAATCAGAAGGGTTGGACTCTTGATCCCAGCGCTGACACTCATTCATGGCTTTGCACCGGCATTGCGGGGACCAGCAACGATAGCGGTAAGACTTGGGAAGTTACATATAACTTCGCCCACAAGGGCGGCATCGCCGGCTGGTTGGCGGAAGCGCAATATCTCGACCCCGATACGGGACGGCCGCCGGGCGACGCCGACAAGAACGAAACGATCTACTACCCCGTATACAAAACAGAGAACTTCAACGACTTCGGTTTCTAAGCCATGATAGACCACTTTAATCAAGGCGAGCTACTGACCGCCCCGGCATTTCGGGAGCGGCTGAATCGGCTGGTGGACGCGCACAACGTCCTCGAACAAATAACGGGCGACGGCCTGGTCCGTGTATCGCACACGAAGAATGGCCTATCGGTCGGCCTGAATCTTCAGCGCGTTCTGGCGCGCGTGCCGACGGCGAGCAATGAATCCATAGTGATGCGCTGCGATAAGACCGTTGATATAAATTGCTCTACGGATGCTTCTTACTTCTACAC